GGTGCAGCCATATTTTCTCCTTAATATCCCAGCGCACTCGTATCGAGCACGCCATATTGTGAGTCGTTCAGAATGAATCCTGTCACCAGAGGTTCAGCCGTATTGAACGTTGTCAGAAATCTTGTAGTCGTAATATTATGCCGTATGCCTTGAACTGTCAGGTTACGCGTAATAGTTCCGCCGCCCGGTTGTGCTCTGGTCACTTGAATCGGTTGAAAGAAATCCGTATCCAACGCAGCGTTCACAGTTGCAGTCACATCAGCGGTTGAATCGATAGTGATTCCTTTGATACGCAAATCAGCATCCTTACGAGTTGCTAACACTGCGTTTGCGTAATCGAGGGCAACAGAATCTGTTTCCATCAACAAATTATTGCGGACAAGGTTGCGCTCAAAATAGGTGCTGATTGATGTCGCATCGGAAGCGGTTTGAGTTGTTCCACCAGTACGAGTCACACTGATCTTGTTAGCCAACACCGTGTCATCAGTATTGAAATCAAGTGAAACATAAGGAATTTGTGTGCCTGTGTCGTTGAACTGTGTCGGTGTAGTAGCCAACGCTTTGATCGTGTTTTCTCGGCTCACAAACTTTGTTTTGCCGTCAGAATCTAAATAGAACCCACCAATCTCAGTAGTAGCGCAAGTCCTAATCGCCGTCAAAGCAGAACGAGCGGTACCCGGATCTGCTTGACAAGTTGTGTCGCCCGTATCAATAGAACGCTCCGAGCTAGGCCAACCGACTGTGTTCAAGATTTTGTTGATGCGTGTACCAGTATCTTGACCGGCTGCTTGCCCTGCCACGGTGCTGACGTTCGCCAAGTTCAGAATACGTTCACCATCTACAGCATTGATCGTCACGTAGGAGGCGTCAATATCTTGCTGATAGGTGTAGTTCCATGCTTCGATATATCCGCTGAACAGGAAGCGTTCTGTGCCGCCATGCGTGGCAGAGATCACCACCTGAATCATCGGTTTAATTTCGTTAGCGTACGTACCGTTGTCAGGGTCAAGAACGCCTGTCGTATCGATACAAGAAATTGTGGCGACCCCGCCTTCAAAAGTGTCTAGGACTCTGGATCGGCCACGGCTAATAGAAATATTTTGAACGTTGCTAGTGAGATCAAGGATCGTGACAGTTGAATCAGCCAGCACACCAGTATCAAGAGGTGTTGATGCGTCATTCAATACAAGAGGCGGACCGAACGAGGCGCTAGTAGAGAACCTGACAACTACTTTGACTGTCGCAGCGGTCGCCATTTACAACACATCCACTGACCACGATTTACCTGAACGCTGCATCTCCAACGCTCCTTGGCGGATTGTTTCGAGTAGTTCTTTCTCGGTAACAACTGAGCCTTGAACATTGATAACAACGCCACCCGGCAAAGCATCTACGGTAGTACCGCCTCGGCCACTGCCGCTCATCAGGCCCATTGACCCAGCGTCAGCAAAAGCAAAGCCTGCGCCTTGTTTCCGCATCGCATCGCGTTGTCGCACGCTTTGAATAGTGTCTAAAGACCCAGCGTCAATCAGCGCTGACATCGCTGCGGAAGGCGCAGCAATAGGAACAATCGCTATCGGGTTAGATCTTGATCCCGGCGCAGGCCCACCGCCACCACCAGCGCCACCGCCACCGCCGCTGTTTATACCTGCGATACCTGTTGATGATTTAGCCATCTGTCGCATCATTGAAGGCACAGTCCCCATCGCAGGGTTCTGCAACACGTCGAAAATGCCTCGTGACTGGCCTTCAGTTAAAGCGTTAAACTTCGCAATAAATAACTCGAAAACTCGATCAAGATTGTCAGGCAAAGGACCAAGCGTGGTGATGAAGTCTTTGATTCCACCAGCAAAATCTTCCTGCATCACCCGAGCGAGAAGCGTCATGGATTGAGCGTTTTCACCCAAAGCTAGATTTGCTTGTGTTACTCCTAACTGAGCAGCGCTAACACCACTTGTCGCTGCTCCAAGCTGATCGTTTGCTCCGGTAATCGCAGAGTCGAACATCATGCCAGCTTGCAGATTTCCGATTGCAGCACCGATCCGGCTAATCCCAGCAAGCGAACTTACAAACTCACCGAAATCAGTGTCGCCCATCGCCAAGAGCGCTTGTGCTGTCTGGTTGCCTTCAAAAGCACCAAGCCCGATGACTTGACTGATTATGTCTACAGGGAAACCACGGTCACGGAGCTTGGTAAGGTTAAGCTGAAACGCTGTGTATTGAGCGAGCAGTTGTTTGGCTCGTCCGCTCGCATTAGCGCCGGGGGTTTCCCCGAACGTAAACCCAAACGCTGACGCAGTTTTTTGTGCTGTCTGTGAGCGTTGATCCATTAACGAATTGACACGGCTTTGCGCCGATGCTTGATTCTGGATTGCTTGTGCTAACCGATCTTCAGCAGTAACAAGATCCTCGGTTAGCTTGGTGCGAATATTCGCGAGATTTATTAAGCCACCTTTTTGTTCGATGGCTTTCTCGAATACTGAACGCAGTTGTGGAATCTGCGTCATTCCCGTATCGAACGCATCATCAAAGAGCTTGTCGAATGCTTTACCGATTTGCTCTGGTGATCCCACAATCGCTTCAGCAAACGAATCTGTTAGTACAGAGCTACCAAGACTTGTTGTGTTTTTAATAAAGTTTTCAAACTCCGCTGTAGCAGCCTTAGCTGCCGACGACATTGTTCTACGATCAGCGGCTTTCGTGTCCACGAGCTTTGCCGAAATACGGCGAGAGATTGCAAGCTGTGTATCGAGTGCCGCTGAGTCACCACCCGGCATAAGCGAACCGACATCAATAATGGCGTTCATCGCTTCGTTCAACTGCTCATACAGGCCAGCGGTGTCAAGCGCCAAAGTGAAGAACAGCGCTCGCCCTTCGGCAGCATCCCGTAGTTCTTCCCATGTCAAGCGGACGTTCTCTACTTGTTTTGCTTGCGCCGCTACTGCATCGGTTGTTACTTCGGTTTCCCTCGCAAGAGCGTTAATGCCATCCGCCATAATTGCGTAGTCAGTAGTGGCATTGGCGATAGTTCTGTTTAACTCGTCTTGCGCATGGTTCCATTCACCAGTTAGCTTTGCCGTATCAACTAGCGAGTCGAATACCTCAACACCAACCATCCGAGCATATTTGGCAGCGTTGTCTTTATTGGTAAGGAACTTCTTCGCTTGCTCGTCAAGTTTCTCGTTGTTGTCGTCGTAAGCGTCAGCCGTTTCGTCTAACGCAATAAGCATTTCAGCGACTTGTTCAGAGTCCAGTTCCCCAGCACGCAGCTTCTTCGCCATCGAACCCGTTACTTTTAATGTGAACTCGTCAACATCTTCGAGCACGTCAGCCAAACGAGCGTTGTCGCCCCTAAGCACTTTTGCACGACCAGCTAGGCGCTGATATTCGTCCGTACCTGTGCGAACAGTGCGGTTGACATCGTGCATACGGATATCAAGATTCTCAAACTCAGGGGCAACATCCCGAGCAATCAACTCACCCAACAGAACATTCGATCCGTTGAGCTTTTCAATACCCTCATCAACCGTTTGGGTTGTACCAGCAAGCCTTTCGTATTCTTCGGTAAGCGCAGCCGTACGCTCCTGAACCATTTGTAAAGGATCGCCAGCAGCTTTCAGTTGCTCATTTAACGCTTGCTGTCGTGTCTCGGCTTCTTTATCCGCACCCGTAAGTTTGACGATTGCAACCGTAAGTAACCCGACAGCGGCAATCCCTAACCCGATGGGGCCAAGCATCCCAGCCATTGCAACCTTAATGGCGAGAAAGGCTTTAACCATTGCACCAGCAGCAATGAGAAGCGGCCCAGCAACCGCCAACAACCCACCGAATACTACGACTGCTGTTTTTACTGGTCCGGGTAAATCACTAAACGCTTTAACAACCTTGGTAACAAATTCTGCGAACTTCTGAATCATTGGTAACACGACAGGGATGATCTCCTGCCCTACCGCAATCATCGCCACCTTAAAATCGGATATAGCTTGATTCATCTTGAATTCAGTGGTTTCTGCCGTAACAGCAAACGCTTTATCAGTGGCACCGAGCGTGTTGTTCATGCTCTCAAAAATGGCTTCAGTACCAGCCACGTTTTTACCCATCAAGTCCATAACACCTGAAAGGGCGCGCACGTTACCGAACACTGATGCCGAAGCAGCAGCGTTACCATCAAACTCCGTCGCCAACGTCTGGAGAGTAGAAAGCAACCCTTCATCTGCGATCTGTTTACGTAACCCTTCAGATGAGAGGCCCATCTCTGCCAGCGCTTCTTCAGCTTGCTGAGTCGGTTTCAATAAAGAAGTCATGATGCCACGAACTTGTGTGGCTGCTTCTGCTGCGTTGGTACCAGTACGTGATAGCGCTGCGAATGCTGCACCGACTTCGTTGAAGCTGACACCCATCGCTGACGCGACTGGGAGCACACGCCCCATTGATCCAGCAAGTTCTGAGGCTTCGAGTTTACCTTCACGCACCGCTGCGACCATTACGTCAGTAGCGTCGCTTGCTCCGAGGTTCTCTTTGCCATAAGCATTCATGGCGGACGTAGCAAGATCAGCGATGGTTGCCGCTTCACCTAACCCAACCGCTGCTGCTTTCGCAGAGGCTTCCAACACGCTTGCGGCGTCAGCGCCTTCGATACCTGCTGAGGTAATGAAGAACATAGCGTCAGCCAGTTCTTGTGGCGCTCTTGCCGTTTCACCCGACAGCTTCAATACGCTCTCAGTTAAGCCTTTAACTTCTTGCTCTGAGCGACCAACCAAACTTTGGATTTTCGTCATTGATGACTCAAAATCTGAAGCCATTTTGATTGATGCGCCGCCAGCAGCAACTATCGGCAACGTCATCCTCATTGACATTTGTTTGCCAACAGCCATTGCCGAATCGCCAAGTTTCTTAAACTTAGCTGACGTGCCGTCTATATCTTTGCGTAGGGTCTTGAACTGCCCACGCATCCGATTGATGGTGCCAGTGACACCATCTTTCGCATTGAAATCAACGGATACTGAACTAACAACTTGGTCAGCCATTAGCCCATCCTCGCTTTATTTCGGGCGCGATTCTGCGCCTGCTCTCGTTCGCTGTTCTCCAACGAATACAAGGCAGCCCATTCCGTTAGTTCACTCGCAGTCATCCGGTCTAGGAGTTCACTAACGGTCATACCAAGCTCTCTTGCTAACTGGAAGTAGAAGCGTCGCTCAGGGGCAACTCGTCCTCTGGAGTCTGGGAATCCGAGGAATCTTTTCCCGCGTCACCATCGCTGTCTGCGCCCATACCGGACACCGCTAGGCAAGCGTTCGCCAACGAATCAACTACGTTGGCATTTTTTTCTTCCATTACCCATTCAATATCTTCTTCAGAAAACACTTTTTCGCCGTTATCTGGATCGAAACAGCATGCTTGGATAACCGAACCCCACATCAGTTCAACGCGGTTCGCATCCATTTGTACGCTGCCGTCGGCAGTAAAGTCAACGTTTGAAGCAAACGCTGCTCGCTGTCGTGCCGACATAGAACGCAGTTCCAATGTGACATCCCATTCAGGGATCTCGTATAGGTCTGCGCTCACATCGTGGGCGGCTCTTATTTGTTCTGCAAGTCTGGACACTTAGGTCACTCCTTGTTTGTTGGGATCAGTATGTTCCGCGAGTTACCGCACCGGTGACCTGAAGGTCAGCCGAGTAAGTGACTACGTCACCGACAGGCGATGAGATCGAATAGTTCGTCATGATCGCTTCGCCGGTGTATTTCACGTTGCCGCCAGTTGATCCAGCAGGACCGTAAATAAACGAACGTGAGGCTGGCTCTGTGCCGCCTTTCATGTAACCGTCAACAGTTGCGTCCCAGAGTCCACTGATTGAGAACGTAGCGCTCTCCAAACCAACGATGAATGAACGGCTGCTTGAACCAAATGCGGTGGTATCAGCTGTCTCCGTAACTTCGGGGAAGTCAACAGAATTTAGAGTGTCGGAAATGTTGCGGCTCGTGCCTCCCGTGTCATCGAGAGCAAAGTCAACACTTTTACCGTGTACGAATGTAGGCATTTATGGTCCTCCTCAGAACCTAGCGAACGACAACATGTAAGTTATCGCCCCGGATGAGCCAGCGGTTGAGGCCGTGGCACGGATGTATCGGTTGACGGTCCCAGAGACCGCCTTTAACTCAGAGGTTTTGGTGGAAGCCGCAACCGTTGAGAACGTAATCAGGTCAGCGTAGGTAGAGTCGTCTGCCGAGTGCTGAACCTTGATTGTTGTTACGCCGCCACCAATCGAGTTGGTGGGAACGTGAAGAATTGCGAAACCGCCGTTGGCGCTTGACGCTGCGTTATCAACTCCTGCCAGATTGCCAAGGGCACCAAAGGCTAATGAAGCTCCAGTTGTTAGCTGCACTCCACTTTGACCTGAATATGTCAGGTTCGTTGTGCCATCGGTTGTTGCTTGGAAATCTGCGCTGACTGACACGACATCTGATACTGGTGACGAAATGTTGTAAGTCAGTTCGTCTGATTGCATCAGGATTGCTTTGTTGCCAATCGTTCCAGCTTGTATCGCTACTGTTGACAGTGGGCTGGTTGCGTTAGCTAACAGAGCGTTGAGTTCTTCGTCTGACCCGTCAGTATCGGCGGACCATAAACCAGTGAGGCCCATCGTGGCAGTCTGTAATCCGGGAAGGAAAGATCTTGATGAGGCTCCGAAAGAAGTAATATCCGCTGTCTCTACTGAGAAGGTACTGTCCGCAGCATTGAAATAATCGCTCAGGTCGAACTCATCAATGTAGGTTTTGGTCCCTTTGCCGTGAATGAAGGTAGGCATTATGCGTCCTCAGCTTTCGGTGTTTCGATCTTTGATTCAGAAGCTGCTTTGCCAGCTACTTCAAGAATGCCGATCTCGATAAGCCATTCGGCCTTCTTCGGTGGCATCTCCACAGTTTGGCCAGCTTCGTAACGCTTACCTGAGAACTCAATCCCAGATTGGCCGTCATCTCCACCGGTCACTTTGTACTTTGTCATCGCGCTCCTTCTGGGAATGGCGCGGCCAAAGGACCGGCCACGATTGGGCACTGGACACAGGGGTCACTGCTGGCGAGTGTAGTCCATGCGTTTGTGCTGCTTGCGTACGTTCAAATTATTTTGAGCTTTTTACTTGATTGACTTGACAGGGGGACCCCTAGCAGGCATAATTATTATATGGCAGCAATCATCACCTCAGTCAAAGTTCACCAGAGCATCTGGTTCGACTTGATTCTGTGGGTGACCCGAACAATAGGAGAAATCACATGAAGTTTGCCGATCTAACCGAAAAACAACAAATGAAGGTTGTGGATGACACTGGACGAACCCGTCAAGCATTCACCACTGACCCTTCACCCATGCCAGAAATAGCTTGGAATATGTACCTCTGCTCACGTCCCGGCCAAGAACTGCTAGCTGAAACCTGCGGCACTCGCCCAATCGAATTTGACGGCACCGCCGCTGAATCACGTGAACATTTCGACACTCACCGCTTCGCTTTCGACGGCGACGATGCACGTTGCGTCAAGTGCGATTGCAAAGACTGGCACGCAGCCGCAAGCTACCCATGCGGTCAAGAACCCCCACGGGAATTCTTCAACGTCGAAACAGGTGAAAGCGTTTACTCTTGCATGCCCGTTGCATCAACTTTCGTTCAAGAGTTCGTAGTAGTTCTCTAAACCTAAGCTGAGGGGTCGCCTCTACGGAGGCGGCTCTTTTGCTTTTTACTTGGACCTCCGAGGCGAAAGGCAGGCCCGTGCTTGAATCACCTCGGAAGTCCAGCAGCAGTTTCGCATGCGAGCAGCTATCTATGTTGCTTGACAGAAATAAGCACCGGGTGCCTAGCCAGATTCGTTGATCTGTTTGCAGCGTGGGCATTGAATCCGCCAAGGGGCTGTAACCATCAACGCAAGTTTCTTCACGCAGTTACCGCAACGAACCTCGGTACGAGTTTCACGTTGATGCTCAGGCGTACGACGAATCTCGCCATACGCATCCGCTACGTCAGGACTCTTTGGGTCTGGTAGTTGCATACGAAAACCACCCGTTCCTGTCCGTCACGTTCAAGGTAGAACGGTGATTGAATTCCAGCAGCACGCAAATAGCGCACTCCTGATAATGCTTCGTTGTCGATCAACGTCACCTTCTTAAAGCAATCCTCAGCGAGCGACGAGGCGCTAGCGTAATCAGCGGCTCGCACCAGAATCTGGCATCTCGGCTGAGTGTAAGCAGGTAGCGATGAACCACCCATTGTTTCTTCTGGGATTAACCCACCAGTCTCGAACAGTGCAACGCAGGTATCAGGTGTATCTGGAAGCCGCCCAAGAAACAGGTTCGTTCCAAGCGTGAGTGTGGTGTCAGTCACGGTCGCTGCTAGGTATGTGCCGATTTCAGGTAGGAACGCCATTGATTACCTCAGGTATCTACTTGCTAATTTGAGTCGTGCTGAGAACCGAGTTGGCCATGCACCTACTTCTTCTAGGAACGGTTCTTCCAAATACTTTGCTTGCCCACCTTTAGGGTGATCGTAATCAAGCCGTTCGTGCTGCACCAAAGCGTATGGCGCTGATGGCCCTCCATAAGTGATGCGTGCTGTCGGATTTGTGCCGAGAGTTTTTGGTGGCGTAATCGATTGTGAAGCTCTGAGGATGCCTTCATCAACAGGGACAAGAGTGTCTGCCTTATTTGCCACGTCTACTGCTGAAGCAAACAAGGCTGCTGAAAGGGAAAGGCGCGCGTCAATTCCTATCTGCTTAAACACGTTGTCTAGGTTGTCGAAATCTTTCCCAGCCACTTGTCAGCCTCGCTTTGATTTCGAGCCAACATAGATAACCTGCGCTACCTGACCGAGGGGATCACGTTTCGTGTTCACCCTCACAATCGGTCGTGTTTCGGAGATCGGCGCAGGCAAAGTTATTTGACTCGTGATGTCTACAGCTATGGTGGCGTTCGGAATATAAGCGATGTAATCAACATCACTCAGATTTTCGTCTGCTGTCCTTCGCGCTTCTTCAACCCTAATGATATAAGCGTCGTAGGTTGTAGCTCCACCACTGTAGGTGCGTTCGCCGTAGCTGTTCACCGTGGAAGTCGTACGGATCGACACCGTGTCCGGCGTCATGTTGACCTTCAGGTCAGTCATGAACTGCTGCGACTGCGAAGCCATCAGTCCGCTCCGGCTCCAAAGTTAGCGATCACATCGTTAGCGCCGCCTCTGCTGTTAGTCCACTGACCACGCGAGAAGTACGGCTGAACAATGTCGCTGTTGTCCTCATCAATCTCCTTGTCAGAGACACTGATGCCGCCGGCGTATGGAGTAGGCGTGTTGCCTTCCCGTGAGGCCTGAGCGTACAAAAGTTTCGCTTGTTCCCGAGCGTTCGTCGCTTTCTGGAACATATCAACCTTCAGATCGCCCACGGCTTGATCTGCGAGACGACTGAACTTTGAGGCTATGGCAACCATCACCCGATACGAGACTTCGTAGAGAGCCGTTGTGGCCGTGTCAGAACCAGTGACCTGATTATTGGTCCACGCTATTTCCTCATCGTTTACGAGTTGATCGTTTGTGTCGGTGTCTCCGGTTAGGAACCGAACCGCATCACGCGCATTCGTCGCCGGATCACCTGAGTAGGTCCAAGTCATGTTGCATAGAACACAGAGCCGACGTGGGTTCCTGCGCCACTTAAAGAAACATAGATACCGTTAGTGCAAGCAATACCGCCAGCAACTCTGTAGTTAGCTGATTCGTCAGCAGCCAACGTGACCTGATAGATCAAGGTGCCAGAAGCTGCGGAGCCGTTGTCATAAATCTTTATCGTCTTAGCGCCAGTCGAAGTAAAACAGCCGCCAAAGAATATGGCGTCGCCGTTTACGATTACTTTTGACGCATCTGCGACCGCTTCGATGGTCGCCGCGTATGGTGGAGGGATTGCACCCATGATCGTTCCTTAATCGTTCCAGTGGGCAAGAATTGTGCCCGTTTGATTTCCAGCGCCGCTTTCAAGCACTTCGAGATATAAGCCATCGGGACAGGCCACGCCACTATCATAGTTAATGTTCTCAGACGCATCTTCCGCTATAGCTTGCTGATAGATCAGTGTTCCAGTGTTATCAACACCGTTGAACGCTTTTACCACTACTGATCCGGTCCCACCAAGAGTGCTCGTATTGAGCACACCTTCTGTAGCACTGTCCAAAGTGAAGCCGCCGGTACCGCAAGTGAAACAGCCACCCATGAAAAGGGCGCTGTTCCTCGTTACTACTACCTCATTAACGAAGTGTTGTTTCCTCGCTGCGTACGGCGGAACAATCCTTGCCATGTGCGTCCTTAGAAAGAGTTAGAGGGCCGGGTCGGAAGTGCCGACCCGACCCTCTGGTGTGTTTATGCGTAAAGGTGGGTTTACGCTGCTACACAGTTGCTCAGGAAGTACCCAAGCGCTGAAGAAACAATCTTGGTATCCCAAGCCGCTTCAATTTCAATGCGGTCAGCCTTTTCGGCTTCCATACGGAAGCGACTAATCGCAGATGAGGTGCCCAAGCCAGCGCTCAAACCACTCCAAACCATTGTGTACCCCGCAGAGGGGACCATGAGGCCGGGATTGGCAGGCGTGTAGCAAAGGAGGGCATCCCTGTCACCGATCTGGCTGTAAGAAGCGGTAGCTCCTTCAGCAGCGGTGTTGTAGGTGCCAGCCATAATCAAGACACGATCCACGTTGAACAAGCGTGCGAGGAGATCCTCGGTTACTGATTCTTGTGAGGTGTATTTGATACGGTCCACGATGTCTGCGTTGTCCATCAAAGCAGAGAACACCTTGTAGCTCATGATTAACGTGTTTGGCACGTAACCAGTGTTTGTGAGCACAGTGTTCTTGCCAGTTTCGACATCCGCAATCGGTGTGGAGTTGGCGGCACTCCAAAGGGTGCCCGGTGTTACATCGCTGCCCCAGATGCCGGTTGTGAAAGCGGCTGATGCCCATTCAACTTCTTGACGAATCAGCATTTGCTGGGTCAGGAAGCGAGTGGCGTCCATGTCTGGGTCAAGTGGTGCGTCCGAGTTGGCGCGTACTTGGTCACCGATGTCTTTGTGTAGTGCGTAAACCTCAGCAGAGTATGTCTCAGTGGACAGGCTGTAACCGGTACCGGCGGATTGTGTTCCGTCTGCACGTAGTTGAACCTGATCACGGAAAAAGTCAGCTTGCGAGTACGTGAAGTACTTGTCTGACTGCTTCTGGACGTTTACCTGTGGGAACGCACGGGAAGCTACGAATGCGAAGCTTTCCTGCATGTAGGCGACTGACATATTTGTCAGGATCGCGTCTACGTGTACGTCACTTACTGTTGGTTGTGGCATTTAAGTAATCCTTCCTAAGCCGCTCGGCCAGCGCCGGCACAGTTGATAAGAGCGGTGAAGGTTTCACCTGCGGAAGCTGCTCCGATGGCCGTCCCAATGAGACGAACCGTGGTGTCACTTCCAGCAGCGATTGAATCAGCTTGACCATCAGCAGACGTACCAATGTTAGCGCCAGCGGCAACAGTGCCGTCAGCAATGATCTTGGTAACGCCGATGAAGCAGATTTCTGCAACTTCGCCAGATTCTGGTTTGTTGAGCAAGACGCCGATTGGTATGTCGGTGATCGCCGAGCAGACATTGACTGTCGTGGCGGAAGCGAGTTTCACGATGTGATACTGCTTTGCTGACAGGTCTGCGGCAGCTTTCAGCGTACCGATCTTCATCTGGCCTTCTGTGTATGCAGCCATGATCAGCTACCGGCCCTTTCGTTGATGTAGTCGTTGTAAAGCGAAGGATTCCGTTCAGCTACGACGCTGATTCCTTTAGCTATGGAGGTCACTTCGCCGTTATCAAGAAGGGCTTGCGCTGCCTTCTCGATTCGGCCATAAGCATCCATCGCTCCATCTTCGTCGCCCTCGGCTCCAAGCTCGGTGAACACACCGGCCTCGGAAAGAGCAACGCTTGATGCGCTGAGGACTGCTTCTATTTCTTTAGCAACCTCTTGGTCGGTGGCGCGAAGGCGTACAAGTACCTTGGCGAAATCAACTGGATTTAAGCCGGGAAGAATTGCCCACTGGTGAGCAGCGGTAGCTGCCTTTTCCAGTTCCCGTTCCTCTACGAGTTCACGGTGGGCTTCTTTAGCCATATCGAGTTGTTTCCGCAGGTCTGTAAGTTCCTTCTGCACCTCTGTGTGATCGGGGCCGTCAACTGATGCGGCTACCGGAGTTGCTTCTGTCGCCATTTCTGGGGCAGCTTCAACTTCAGTTGCTTCTTCAATTACGTCCTCGACTTCTGGAGTGGCATTGAGTTCCACAGTGTTCTCCTGTGAGTCGGGATTAATTACCTGATCGAGAGAAATGTCGAGATCGTCTTCAGACTTCATCACCAGCCAGCCTTCATGCAGATGCGCGGGATGATCCACGCCTGATGTTTCTTTAATGGTGAGTTCAGTCAGCTTGGTCGATTTCGCCATCATGCCTCCCGATGCAGACATGACGCATAGTAGTCCCAACTACTACCTAAATCTATGCATCTTTGTTTCAGACGGTTACCAATTCTGGAAGATCAGCTTCCATTCGCTGCGCTTTACCGCCTATTGAGTAGCCACGTAACTCACCAGCTTTGACCATTTTCCAAGCCCAAGGCTCCCAAACCACACCCATAAATGGAGTGTCAGGAGGGAACGCATACTTCGTGATGCCTTGTCCGGGCACAGCTAACGCCGTTTCAATCGGCATAGGCCACGTCAACATTTCGACCATTTCACCAGCAGGTTTTTCTGAGTGCTGGAGGTAAATGGTTCGATCACCGGCACGCATCCAATCCCATAAGGCTTTTTGCAAAGTTTCTTTGTCAGTAAATTCACCGTGGGCATCTTCTACGCCGGGTACGTAAACAGGGCCGAGGGTAAAACGCTGCTCGTCCGCTTTAGTTACCGGGACTGTGCCAGTCATAGCTTTGACCATCTCTAAAGTACTTTTACGTGCTTCGAGTTCTTCTTCAATGATGTCATGGCATATGACCATGCCATCGGTCACCACTTTCTGCGTGTGCAACGAATCATGCCAATCATTGAGTTCTTTGTCAGCAGCGTAAGTCACACGCCGGTCAGCGAAAGATTCAATTTGCGCTAACCGAGCGTCAGCTTGATCTTTGGTGCCGTAACAGCCAAATGAGCGTCCCGTTTCAGAATAAACACAAAACTGACCATCTTCTTGACGTACTACTTTCCGGGTGGACTGACGGTAAATCATTTGTTCCCGTTCGTCATCGTCACCCATCTCAACATCCACAACGATGTGTGTTTCGTCAGCGTGTTCCAACATGATTGCTTCCTTCATGTGGATCACTTCCATCAACGGCTGTAACACTGGAGCGCACTCCGGATGATCAAGCATCAAACGATACGCCATCAACAAATGCGTCATAGCGTCTTCACCGCTAGCCGTGCTGCCGTAATCTTTGTTTTCGTCGTAGTACCCGTATCCTTTTAGGACTTCGGGTTCTTCGTCGGTTGTTGCGTCTGGGTGTGTCATGCGCCACGCCTCCAATACTTTTCGTTTAACGCCGGGTAGATCTTCAGCAGGTATTTGTACACGGTTACCACGGAAACCGCCGGGACCGAGCGCTGCTAATGCTCGCCCTACTTGTGCTGCTGTGGTTCGCTCAGTAAGGCTGTCCCACAATCGCAGCTTCCATGTAGATACCTTTTCAGGATCAGGAACGTAGGCAAAGGCTTCTTCCGGGAAATCTTCGCCGTCTTCCCTTTTGGTTTCCTGTTTATTGAACAAGGTGGCTAGTCGTTTACGGGTTGACAATGAATGCCCCTCAGGTAACAGGTCAGTATCAAACTTAGCCCTCGGGAAGCTACCGGTGCGAACAGCTTGCAAAAAAGCGTTGACTCGGGCATATGCCCATTGGTCTGATGACGACACATTTGGCCGTACGGATCCGGGGTTCGTGTTGTATGCGCCAACGCCACGGCGAAACACGGCGGAAAGCATTCTGAGGTTCACCCGTTTCTTCGGGTTATCCCCATGCTTCTTGTTGTGTTCCTCAACTTTGCGTTCAAGCCCAGCCGTAACTGATGGGCTTAACTGTTTGTTTAACTGATCTCGTTTGCGTTCGGCCCATTCCATAGCGCGCATCCGATTACTTGCTGCCAGATCTCCACCCCATGCGAGCCATGCCCATTGTCCGGCAGTCATCTTCCCATCACCACTCAAATAAGCAGCAGCGCTCGGGGACTGTAAGTCTGATTTGTGACGAGCGAACCAAGCAGCCATTCGCATGATCTTGTTTTCGCTCGCTTCACCTTGCGCTAGGAGACGTGCTTCACGGAGGGTCTTGTCTGTGACACCGCCACCTTTACGGTCAATGTTGTCCAGCGCTCGTCTTGCGTTCGCTGAAATGTACGCAGGGACGGCAACCATAGTTTGAGCTTAATCTATAAACATCAAAATAATTCCCATCTTAGGTTGCTAGGGCGGCCCCTAGTGTGTATGATTAT